CGAGTCTGTTGCCGACATTGGCGTGCAGAAGCGCATTCCCACGACCGTGCCGACGGCGCCTGTGATCGGCCCGACGCACGCACTGAGCCACTACACGGAGGTGCAACCGTGAACCTAGAACAGACTAGCCGATTGACCGTGACGCTTCCGTACCCGATTTCCGCGAACCGGTATTGGCGCACCCGGGTCATCAAACCGAAGGCTGGCCCGGCCATCGTCAGCACCTACGTGAGCGCCGAAGCCAAGGCGTACAAGGAGCAGGTCGGCTGGATCTTGCGCGCCGCTGGTGTGCGCAAGCCGATCACCGGCCGCATTTCGATCACGTACACGCTCTATCCGAACCGGCCGCAGGACTACCGCACGCGTATGCGCAAGCTCGGCGATGCGTGGCACGACACCGTGCAGTGCATCGACCTGGACAACGCGCAGAAGGTGCTGCTCGACGCGCTCAAGGGCATTGCGTTCGAGGATGACGCGTGGGTGCGCAAGATCACGGCAGAGCGCGCGGAGCCTGATGGCGAGGCCCGGCTTGTGGTGACCATCGAAGCGATCCCTGTGCCGACGGTGCAGGAAGCTTTTGCGCTGGAGGCGTGATGGAAGAGCAACGCCCACGCCTCAGACCGATCCAGTTCGCCGGCATGTTGCCGAAGGACCCGGAGTTTCGCGCGTTCATCAGCCAATGGATGGTGCCGCCGCGCGAGCCAACCATCGACGAAGCCGCAGCGTTCATCCGCACCGCATGCGAGATCGAATCGCGCCGCGAGCTGGAGACCGACCGCGACGCAGCGAACCGCTTTCAACGATTCATCTGCCGTCCGTACGCGGAATGGCAGGAACAGCAGCACCAACCCGCCTAGGAGCAACAGCAATGAGCACGACGATGCGCGCCAAGTTCATGGTGCAGAACGTGACGGAAAGCAAGGGCACGAAAGACGACGGCAACGGCCCGGAAGAGGTGAAGTACTCCGAACGCCTGCTGATGTGTGCCGTCGGCCATAGCAAGGCGTACGAGGCAGACGGCACTGGCGACGAGGACAGCACGTTCTCGCGCTGGACGCCGTGCGCGAACCTCGACATCACCATCCAAAACCCGGCGCTGTGGGACCAGTTCAAGCCCGGCGACAAGTTCTACGTCGACTTCACGCCAGCCGAATAACCCACGAGCGGCAGCACGCTTGGGGCAGCGGACGTTGCGCGTAAGACCCCAGGCAGGCACGAACGATTAACCCAAGGAGCAATGATGCGATTCACGAAACTTCTCGCCATGCTGTTCATGGCCGCAGCACTCCCGGTCCGCGCGACCGACGATGAACCCAGCGCCGCGCCGAGCAGCACGGAGCCGACGCTGGGGGAGTCATCTGCGGCGGTCGACGCGAGCCCTACCGCCGACACCGCCACGACTTCCAGTTCCACCACGATCGAGCAGGCAAGCGATACAGCGTCTGCCGAGTCTGCGGTAAGGTCGCCGTCGTTGAGCGGTGAAGCGGGAAACGCTGTGGCCGCTGCGGACGCTGGCGCGCCCGTGGCTGGCGATGCTCCTGCCGCTGGTGGTGACGCGGGAAACGGCGTCGCGGACCAAACCCAACCTGCCTCATCTGCAACGGGCTTGGATTCATCCGCGACCCCTACGGGACAAGTGGACTCCTCGGCGTCGTCGGATGCTGGTGCGCCCGCAGGTGACGTCCCAAACGCCATTGCGTCGACTGCGGCCACGCCCTCAGAAAGCGCTGCGGAGTCTTCTGCACCGCCTGCCTCACCCGGCGCAGGCACCGTGGAAGACCAGGCGAGCGGTACTACCGGTTCTGATCCGACGCATCCCGCATTGGCTCACCTTGTGTCGCTCGAATCGATGTTCGACCGCATGCTCCTGCGCGGCGAGCAGTTCGCTATGGACGAGTGGAAGGCCCTTACCGGTGCAATACGAGCTCTTCTGTGACATGGACAAGCGCGTGCTGATCGGACGCGAAGAAGCCGCTGAGCTGCTCAACCTGAGCGTCAACGGCTTGATCGGTCGCACGCGCATGAAGAACTACCGGCCCCGTCCCATCCGTCAGGGTCGGCGGGTGCTCTATGACCTCTCCGAAGTGCTGGAGGTCAAGCGGGTTATGGAATGGCTACGGGGCCGCGAAAAATGAAGAAGAGCACCGAACTCAACCACAGGCAGAAGCTGTTCGTCCTCGAGTACCAGAAAGACAGGAACGCCAAGCAGGCGTGTATCCGTGCTGGCTACTCGCCTCGCTCGGCTCACGTCACGTCGAACGATCTGATGAAGAACCCGCTGGTGAAGGCGGCCATCGACGCGAAGTCCGAGAAGATCATCTCGAAGCTTGACGTGACCGTCGATCGCATCCTGCAGGAGCGCGCACGCATGGCGTTCTACGATCCCGCCGACATCGCAGGCCAGCGCATCAGCAAGCCTGCCGACATCGCGAACCTGCCCGAGGACGTGCGCCGCGTGATCGCGGGCTGGGATTTCGATGCGCGCGGCAAGTTCCGCGTGAAGCTCGCCGACAAGAACGCCAACCTCACCGCCCTCGAAAAGCATCTCAACATGTACCGCGACGACGCTGGCGACGGCTCGCCGCTGAACATCCACATTCACCTGGGGGATTGAAATACCCCGCTCTGGTGTAACGTAACGCCACCGCTAACCCAACAAGGAGATTTACGTGAGTGCAAATGATTCGGAAGCGAATGTCGCGACGCCCGCCATCGGCGATTACGTGCTGGCGACAAAGTACGGCGATGGTGATCCCGGCGATCCATGGGCGCTGGGATGGTACGACGGTGTGCAAGACAGTCAAGGCAGGCACTACGTCAAGGATAACGACGGCAATCAGATAAGAGGAAACGGATTTAGGCGCGTTGCTCGTATCCGTAAGGACGTGGGTCGATGGCTTATTGAGGTTGCAGCTAAAGACCTTGAACGATGCCCGCCGGCAACTGTGAACCTATGGACCATGCTTACGCCTGCTGCATTCGATCTTGAGTTAGACACTCAAAAGTAGGAGCGACCCATGCGCATCACCAACATCTTCATCAAACAAAGCCCCGTGCACGACCGCGCGTGGACGCTGCATATCGAGATCAACCAGTGCCAGTTCACCGGCTACTTCGATGACTTCGGCGGCTTCATCACGGCAGTCACCGAGGCGGCCAAGTACTTCGCGATCCGCGCCGGCAAGTTTCGCGTGAAGGACGCGAACCTCACGCGTCAGGTAGTGCCGGGCGACGGCAGCGCACGCGCATTGCCGGGCGACAAGCTGCAATGAGCGACGTTCCGTCCACTGGCCGCGACGTCCACTACAAGCCGCCCGGGCCCGTCGGCAAGGAGTTCATCAAGTCGGACGCCTTCGTCACCGGCATCATGGGCCCTATCGGCTCCGGCAAGTCCGTGTGCTGCGTGATGAAGCTCGTGCGCAACCTGCAGAAGCAGGCTCGGCAGAAGGACGGCTGGATCAGGCGGCGCACGGCGATCATCCGGAACACGTATCCGGAACTGAAGACGACGACGATCAAGACGTGGCACCAGTGGGTACCGCCCAGCTATGGCAACTATCGCGAGTCAGGGCCGCCCACGCATCACATCGTCGACGCCGGGCAGAAGATCGATTGGGAAGTGATCTTCATCGCGTTGGATCGTCCGGACGACGTGCGCAAGCTGCTGTCGCTCGAACTGTCCGACGCGTGGATCAACGAGGCGCGCGAGGTGCCCAAGGCGATCCTCGACGGTCTGACTGGCCGTGTCGGTCGTTTCCCGCGGCGTGAGGAAGGCGGCTGTACCGATCCACAGATCATGCTCGACACGAACCCGCCAGACTCCGACCACTGGTGGTATCGCCTTGCCGAAGAGCCGACGCCCGAAGACGTCGAAACGCTCGCCGAGCTTGAGCAGCAGCTGCGTGACGTCGGCTCGCTGCGTCCTGACCAACGGCTGTTCGAATGGTATCGCCAGCCAGGCGGACGCTCGCCCGGTGCCGAGAACCTGCAGAATCTGGACCCCGGCTACTACCTCAAGGCCAGCGCGAACAAGAAGCCGGAATGGATTCGCGTCTACGTCGACGGCGAATACGGCTTCGTGCTCGACGGCAAGGCTGTTTATCCGGAGTATCGCGACAGCATCCACTGCAGGGAATTCGAGGCGAACTCGCGCCTGTTCCTGCACATCGGTATGGACTTCGGCCTGACGCCCGCCGCTGTGTTCGGGCAGCAGATGCCGAACGGCCAGTGGCGCAAGCGCACCGAGATCGTCACCGACAACATGGGCATCGTGCGCTTCGCCGAGCTGGTGAAGACGCACCTTGCGCAGCGGTATCCGACGTTCAAGATCGGCAGCATCACGGGTGACCCGGCAGGCAATGCGCGCGGCGCCGATGAGCGCACCGTGTTCGACATCCTCGCGGCGGCCGGCCTGCGTGCTGATCCTGCCAAGACCAACGATCCCACGCTGCGGATCGAGGCCACGCGCACGCCGATGACGCGCCTCGTCGATGGTGAGCCCGGCATGCTAATTCATCCGGACTGCCGAGTGCTTCGCAAGGGCTATGCAGGCGGCTACAACTACAAGCGCATGCAGATCGGCGGCGATGAGAAGTACCGCGATGTGCCAGATAAAAACATCTATTCGCACGTTTGCGACGCGGATCAGTACCTTATGATCGGCGCTGGAGAAGGGAAGGCGATTGTGAAGCGTGAACCTGTGGCTAATCGCCCGTCCTTCGCGATCACGGATTACTCGACCGACTTCTAGGAGCGCGGCATGTCAACCCTCTTTGCGAAACCCAGCACCCCGGCGCTGCCACCTCCGCCCGTTGCGCCGCCTCCGCCGACGGTCGATGCAGCCAGCGTCCAGGCTGACAACGACGCCGCTGCATTGCGCAGCCGTCGCGGTATGGCCTCAACGATTCTTGCCGGTGGTGGCTCGGCCACGCAGCCCACGACCAGCGCCGCGCGTCTGCTTGGAAGCTGACCATGAGCGGCATTCCGAACCTCGCGAAGCCGCTCACGAAACTGAGCGACCCGCTCGGCCTTATGCCGAAAGAGTTCGACCGGCAGATATCCGATCCGCTTAACCTGGTCTCGCAGCCGGAACAGCCAGCACCGCCGACCCAGCAGCAGCTGTACAGCACGGTGCAAACGCAGCAGGCGGCCAAACGCGCGGCAGCGATCCAGTCTGCGAACACCACCAACGCATCACTTTCGCGCGCCTCGATGGGCGCCACCTATCTCGGAGGCTGACCATGGCCCGACGTATTCGACTTGACCTCATGACGGCGGGTATCCCGCAGACCGGCAACGGCAACCAGTTCGACTGGCCCGGTGGTGACGGCGTGTTCCTCGTCGAAGCAGGAACGGGCGCAGTTGGGCTGCAGATCCTCGGTCCGGGTGGCACGTGGATCAACGTCATCAACTACGCAACCACGACGGACATTTCGTCCACGGCGCCGAAGATGGCGAACTTCCGCGCGCCTGCCGGTGCGATCCGTGCTGCAGCTGGTGCCGCGACGGGCGTCGTCTGCTCGGTCGTGGGCGTTCCGGCAAACGTCGCGGGGTAATCATGGCTGACGATCGCGCCAACGAACTCATCCGCCTGCAGGAACAGATGCAGGCCAAGCGCGGCATCTGGGAAGGCCACTGGCGCGAGGTGGCGGAGCGCGTGCGGCCCAACCAGAACATCTTCCAGCAGCAGCGTCCGGACGGT